ATAGCAGTTAAAAGAAAACTTCAGTGTGAATGGGCACCGCTAGATATGGCTGAGATATCAGTTCTTCTAAAAGCGGTTAAAGATGTTTATTTTAATGTGGAATATCCGGATCCAATGGAGGGATTATTTATAACAAAAACTTTTTATGTAGGGGATAGAAGTACTCCGGCACTAAATTACAATAAAGTAACCGGGAAAATTCTCTGGGAAGGTTTGAGTATGAATTTTGTTGAGAAATAGCTAAGGTGGTTTATTTTAACAATATAGCTTCGATAATTTATTATGGAATACAAATATTAAGGAGGCTATAGTTATGACAAGTTTATTGATTTTATTATTATCCTGGTTTATAACAATTCATCTATTAAAAGTAATGTTATATTATAATAGAGTGGGAGTAATAGCTATAAGGAGAAAAAGCAACACTATTTATACAATTATTTCCTTAGTTACTTTGATAAGATATTATAAAAGTAATAAAATTGAGGCTTTCAAAAGTGATTGTAAAATATTTTTTAGAAAATTAGATAAAGGTAAAATCTATAACACTAACACTCATATGTTGATTTTAAAAGAAATAAAAAAGTGTAGTTCTGAGGTAATATATGAAAAAACAAAAAAGAAAAGGATGATATTAGAAAAATTGATAATAGGAAATACCAAGGGTTTATTAAAAAAACATCAATATTATAAGGTTTATTTTAAGGTTTAGAGAGCTAATATGCTCTTTTTTTTATTGAAAAATAGAAAGGATGATATAAATGTTAAATTTAACAAAAAGCATTCAAATTACGGGGCAGAGTGTCATAGATGGGCAACAGGTAGTTTACATGACCGCAAATATAACTACAGAAGGTAATCAGCCTGCCAATGTTAATAAAAGTGTAATGAATCAAGAGATTTATTCTAGAAACTTGAAAGAGTGCAGATCTGACATAAAGGACTTTGAAGCACAAGTGTATAAAATTGAAGATGAAATCCTAGGAGGTAAAAACAGTGTTAATAAGTAATGAAAGATTAATAAGTGATTACTCAACTTTAAAAAACATTGCTAATAAGGAGCTTCCTATAAGAGCTTCCTATGCACTTGCAAAAAACATCTCTAAAATAGAATCAGAAATAAGAGTATATGAAAAAGAGAGAACTAAGCTTATCGAGAAATATGCAGATAAAGATGAAGAAGGTCAGGTTAAAGCTGACGAAGGTGGTCAAATTATTTTTAAAGATCCTGAAGGTTGGAGTAAAGATATAAGAGAACTGTTGGCCATAGAAAATGATATAGAGATACATAAGTTTCCTATATCCTCCCTAGAAGGTTACACTATGTCACCGGCTGATTTAATACTGATTGAATACATGATAGAGGGATAAGCCTTATTCCTATTCTAAGGAAGGAGGTAAGATATGTATAACGTAACACAAGGATTCTTAAATGCTATTAAGACTGCTAATAGGCAGTTTCAAACTTCAGTTACAGTAAGAGATATAATATTTGGAGACAGTAAAATAGTAGAATGGTCTTTAGAAGAAAATGTTAATCCATCTGATAGTATTATGTTAGGATCTGTAGCTGCTTCTAAATTTGAAATAACTCTACTTGATGTTCCAAACACATTAATATTAGAAGGTGCTGTAGTAACACCAAAGATAAGGTTATTAGTAGGTACGACTTATGAGGAAGTTCCTTTAGGTATTTTTACAGTAGATGAGATTACAAAGGAAAAGGGTACTGTGAAGCTCACTTGCTTTGATAATATGATTAAACTTGAAAAAGCATATTTCTCCAACCTAGCATATCCGGCAAGTATAAACAGTGTCGCACAGGAAATTTGCAGTAAGGCTGGAGTTCAGCTAGAAACTACTCTTCCAAATACAGTAGTAAATAAAATAGAAGGATATACCTACAGGGAAGCTATTAGTTTTATAGCTTCTTTTTTAGGTGGTTTTGCAAGGTTTAATCGTGTTGGAAAGTTGGTAATAATAAGCTATGCTGCTAGTAATTTAGAAGTTACTGGAGACAATTATTTTAATCTTAATACTGCAGAAAAGGCATTTACTATAGGTAGGTTAGCTTGTCAGGTAGGAGAAAATATTTTATCTGTGGGTGCATCAGGGAATGAAGTGAAGTTTGAAAATCCTATAATGACTCAGGCTCAGCTTAACAGCATTTATAATACTCTTAAAACATTAAGTTATATGCCTTACAGTATGGACTGGCAAGGTAATCCGGCTCTTATGGCCGGAGATAAAATAGCAATTACTGATATCAAAGGTAATACTTATAATACTCTTCTTATGAAACAAAAGCTTACTTATAGGGGAGGGTTAAAATCTTCAGCTTCTGCAGTAGGAAAGACAGAACAGGCTCAGGAATTTAATTCAGGGGGTAGTATTAAGAATAAAGTTGATAGACTTGTAACAGAGCAAGCTAACATAAAGGTTCTTTTAGCTGAAAAAGCCACTATTCAGGACTTAACTGCTGTCAATGCTAGGATAGATAATCTATATACTACAGACCTTACAGCTGTAAATGCTAAGATAAGTAACCTGGAAGCTACTAGAGCAACGATTACTGAATTGAATGCAGAAAAGGCAAGGATAGACAGCCTTTTTTCTACCAGTGCTACTATTACACAACTTAATGCTGCCAATGCTAAAATTACAACGTTAGAGGGCAAGACAGCTTCTATAGAGCATATATTGGCTGGTAATATAACTACAGAGCATATTAAAGCAGGTACGATTACTGCAGGCTCTGGAATAATCGCTAATGGAGCCATAGGAGATGCACAGATAAGTTCTTTAAGTGCTGGTAAATTAAAATCAGGTACAGTGGATACTGCATTAGTAACGATATCAGGTCCTAATGGAAGGCTACAGATAAAAGGTAATAAGCTTCAGATATTTGATAATAAGAGTGGACAGCTTTACGAGAGAATAATGCTTGGAATAGATGATTTAAATAATTCTGCTTTAACTCTTAGAGGAGCTGATGGAACAACAGTATTATTAACACAGGATGGACTTACAAAGGCAGGATTCACTGATGGGTACAATAAGATAGATAATGATTCACTGGATCCAGCAAAAATAGACATAGTAAAAACTGTAGTTAGGATAAATAATGGTATTACAACAATCCAGGGTAGTAAAATATTTGTGGATAACACAACCTTGGACGTAAGTTTCTCTACTCTCAAAAACACCGTAAATTCTCAGGGAGAAACAATTAGCAGCCATTCATCTTCTATAACTAGTATGGATGGTGCAATAAAACTCAAGGTGGATAGCCAGACATACAATACTAAAATGAGTAGTATAGATGGCAGCATAAGCAGTATAAATACTTCTCTGAATAAAGCTACATCTGATATTAGTGTACTGCAGGGAGAGATTCAATTAAAGGTTTCTACAGCAACGTATGAAGCAGGAATACAATCTGCTAAGGATTATGCAGATTTAAAAGATTATGGAGCAAACTTTAAAATATATAATAATGTTTTTGGATTTACTCAAAACACTGCTAATGTAACAGGCTCATTAGTGATAGAAACCAATATCCCTATGAGTGGTTTGATGTGTTCAATAGGCTTAAAAGGATACAACTATGTAACTAAAAATAATGATATTGATATTAATATCGGTTTTTATGCATATAACAATCCTATTTCCTTCTTGCAGCATGGATATACAAATAAGGGTACACTACCAGTAAAAGAAATTAAAGTTGCTCTAAATGCTAGTAATAAGGTTGTATTAATAATTAATCCTGTGAATTATATATGGCAGTATCCTAAGATATTTATAGACAAAATGATAGTAGCATATAACATAATTCCAGCTGATATACAAAAGAATTGGACAGCTTCAATTAAATCAGATTTATCTGCATATACATTGGTAACAACTCTATCTAGTGATATAAATTTGCCTGTAATGCATACAAGAATAAGTACTGCAGAATCTTCTATAACTCAATTGAATAGTAGCATTTCCCTAAAAGTTGAGAGTAGTGTATTTGAAACTTATAAAAATTCTACAGACAACAGCATTATATCTTTGACTAGTAGGGTAGATGTTGCAGAACATAAACTATCAGCAGATTCAATAGTAAGCACTGTTAGAGGTTCTACAGCGTACCAGGGAGATTTATCCGGAAAAGAAAGCTCTATTACAAAAGGAAATACAGCTCCAACAGCTCCTGCAAATAACCAATTATGGTTAGATACTTCGACTACTCCGAATATACTAAAAAGATATAATGGTACAGCTTGGGTAAAGGCTACTCCTTCTACAGCTGGAGAGGTAGGGGCTTACAGTGGCTCAGATGGTTCTGCTTTAGCCGGTAGAGTATCTACTGCAGAGAGTAATATAACTCAGCTCAATAACAGCATAACTAGTAAGGTATCCCAGACTGATTTTAACGCTTTGAATGGGAGGGTAAACACTGCTGAAAGTACAATTTCTCAACATACAAATCAAATAGCAACTAAAGTGGATGTTAACGGAGTAAAGTCAACTATTCAACAGAACCCGAGCAGTGTACAGATAGGATTTAATGGTATTAACAATAATGTGCAAATAGATGGTTCTGGGTTAAGCGTAACAGTAGGAAACCTAAATGTTAAAGATGTCGGCAAAACTATTTTTAATGCTAGTAAAGATGGATATGGAAATGTGGGAATAGAACTGGGACATCTTGCTATACAAAAAAACGCATATATTGATTTCCATAGTAGTGGCACTAGTAACGATTATGATACAAGAATAATCGCAGGCGGTGGCAATTCTAATGTATCACAAGGAAATCTAGGAGTTAACTGTGCAAAAGTAGACCTTAATGATGGTAAAACTGGAATTGCATGGTTTCGTTTAAGAAAAGGCACTGGAGATGGTGCTAGCTGGGCAACATATAATGTAGGATTGGACACATGGCAAGGTATAGGAATTGGATCTGACGTAGGAAGTGGCTTTAGTCCTAAAATAATAATAAATGGTAGAAACGGTAATATAGATTCAGTCGGAAATCTAACTATAGGCGGTTCAAAAAATAGGGCTGTACAGACGGAAAATTATGGTACTAGGTGCTTAAGTGCATATGAAACTACGGAGAGTTTCTTTGGGGATTTAGGCGAAGGTATAATAAATATCGATGGAGAATGTACTATAGATATAGATAAAATTTTTTCAGAAACTATAAATACAGATCATAAATACCATGTGTTTATTCAATGCTATAGTGGTAATATCACCAAAATAGAAAGATACAAAAATTATTTTATCGTAAAAGGTGAACCCAACACAGAGTTTACCTGGGAATTAAAAGCTAAGCAAAAAGGTTTCGAATACGATAGGTTAAACGATAAAGATAATAATCTACAGCAAGATGTAATACCTAGCTCAGCTTTACAGGAACTAGGATATTCTATTAACAGTTCTTTGGAAGAAGATTTGATGAATAATTTGGATGAATTTTTATTGGAAGGAGGGATATGATGAAAATACTAACAGGTTTTGCAATAATAAACGACAGAAATGGTGAAAGAGTCACTTTTACCTATGATGAAGTGGATACTCTAGGGAATTTGACATCTAGTAACATTAAAAAAAGCTATATTGCAATAGATGCTGATACTAAGACTAAGATAGCCGGTTTAAGAAGTCTAATAGAAACTAGAATGAATGAAACAGTTTAAGGTGCCTGAATAGGTACCTTATAATTTTTAAAGAGAGGGGGAATAGAATTGTGGCGTATAATTCTGAAGGATGTAATGAAAGGCATAAAAGACTAGATGAAAAAATAGCTACCCATGAAAATAGGTTAAATAACCATAGCTCTAGAATAGACCAACTAGAGCAGAATGATAAAGCTAATGCGGTAAGAATAGGCAATTTATGCGAGCAAATAGCTAATTTAGTTACTACAATGAGGTGGTTTATAGGGTTGTTAGTAGGAAGCTTCGTAGGCTTCTTTTTTTATGCAATACAGCAAAATATATTTAAATAAAAGGGAGAGATTTTATTATGGAAATAACAAGTTATATCATAGAAAAGGCTTTAATTTTGGTTCCAGTATTAATTATCATTGGACAAGTGATAAAAAATCTAGAAATTAAGGATAAGTATATTCCTCTTATACTTATGCTATTTGGGATATTGGGTGCATTGGCTATAATGGGTATGAATGCCGAGGCTGTAATACAGGGAATACTTGTAGCCGGTGCTGCAGTATTTGGAAACCAACTTTACAAACAATTAAAAAAAGAAGGTGAGTAATTATGTTAGATTTTGTTTTTGATGCTGGTCATGGAGGAAAGGACCCAGGAGCTATAGGACCAACTAGAAAGAATGAAGCTGACTTTGTATTAGATATTTGCTTAAAAGCGGGTTCTTATGTAAAAGAACAAGGATATACAGTTGGTTATACAAGAACAAACGATAAGTTTTTAGAGTTATACGAAAGAGCTAATATATCAAACTCATTAAAACCTAAGTACTTTGTAAGTTTTCATATTAATAGCTTTACAGATCCTTCGGTTAATGGCCTTGAAACATACTGTTATTCAAAAGGAGGAGCGGGTGAAATTTTAGCAGTAAATATATTAGAAGAGTTACTACCAGTAATGGACATACCTAATAGAGGAGTGAAAACTGCTAACTTTGCAGTACTCAGAAGAACCCAAGCACCTGCAGCATTATTAGAATTAGGATTTATGAGTAATCCTGAACAGGAATCTAAACTCTCTCTAGAAACTTATAGGAATGAGTTAGCAATAGCTATTGCTAAGGGATGTATTGAAACTTTAGGAGGAAATTACAAAGAACAACCTGTATTTACACCTGTTCAGGAAACAAAGCCTAATTATGACTACGTTGAACTGCAAAAAGAGCTTAATATACAAGGATATGGTAAGTTAGCTATAGATAATATTCCAGGGCCTAAAACATTAGCAGCTTGCCCAACAGTTAGAATAGGTGCAAGAGGTAATATAACTAAATGGATCCAGAAAAGATTAGGAATTTCTGCAGATGGTATATTCGGGGAAAAGACTAAGAAAGCCGTTATTGATTTTCAAAAAACTAACGGTTTAGTATCGGATGGTATTTTAGGAAAGAATACCTGGAGAAAACTCTTAGGATTGTAAAAGAATTTTGGTAGTTAATTATATGTAAGATATAGTATAATATTTATTGTATAAGTAAATCCTCTTTAGAGGTCTTTCCTTATAAAAATCTAGAGATGTTACACTTATACAAGAATAAGAGGGTAGTCCATAGCGGATTACCCTTTATTTTTTATTGCGTTGAAACTGTAAATTTATACTCATACAATGTCCTTGTAGGTTGCTCTCTAACAAAAATATAAACATCTATCTTTGTGGCATCTCCCCATTTTTGTACTACAATTTTATTTTTATATATATTTGAATTCTCGGAATAGTAATTAAAGGTTCCACCAATTATATTATTTCCACCATAGTCCTGTTTACTTCCTATAGTAATAGGAGTGGATTTATCATGCTCTACAGTATAGAAGATTTCTTGTCCGAACTTAGTTGCAGTTGTAGTAGATAAGGATACCTTATACTTAGGACTTTGCTTAATAACTTTGCTTTCATCTACCAGTAAAGCATCATATACTGTATAGGGCTTTTGCTGTACAGGGGGATCAGGATTTGTTGGCGGTGGTGGATTCGGAACAGTTCCCGTAGGAGTAGTACCCTTATTCACAGACTGAGTAGTATTCTGTGTACTTGTCCTTGGAGCTGCAGCAACTGTAGTCTGTTTTTTAGCTTCTACAGGCTTGATTTCTGTTTTTGGGGTTTCCACCTTAGGAGCTTCCTTAACCTCCTGTTTAACTTCTTCTTTAGGGGTTTCTTTAATTTCTTCTTTAAGCAGCTCTGACTTAGGAGTTTCTACTTTAGTTTCAGTTGCTAGTTTTGTATCGGTCTTTGAGCCTCCACCATAAGGTACACAGCCAGTTAATATTACACTAGCTACTAACACAATAATCAATTTCTTATTTACCATAATTTGAATCCCTCCTATATCCATTATAATACAGTATTAGGAATTATATGTCGATAAGAAAAGTATATTTCAGCTAGATTAATTGTATAAAATTATATACTTGTCCAAATATTAGAAATAAATTATAATAAAACAAAGAAACCACTGAATGATTGGTAGTCAGAAGCGGTTTCTAAAAATAAAATGTATTCTTTTTTATACCTCTATTATATGGAATGTTGTCTAAGAATACAATGATACTATGGAGGAGTAAAATGGGCAAAGAAAGGGAGTTAGCTGGAAAATACCTTGAAGAAAAGCGATATGAGGAATCTGAAAAAATATATTTTAAGTTATGGAATGATAGCGTAAATGACAAATGGTTATCATGGGAGTATGCCAAGACACTAAAAGGACTAGGAAATTTTGATAAGGCAATTAAAGTGTGTAAAACTTTTTATAAAAAAGATAATAGTTTTAAATATGTAAATGATTTATTATCTTGGTGTCTTTATGAAAAATATATAATAAATATGAACGATATAAATGATACAAAAGAAATGTTAAATGTGGAAAAAATAGGAAGGTTTATAATATCGATTGTAGATAATAACAAAAATACTCCCTATGAAATAATTATATTTAAATTTTTAAAAAAATATAAAAAACCTTTTAATGCAATAAAATTAAAAGAATGGTTACAGTATATTGAACCAGACAAGTTGTCTGATACTCCATTTAAGTTTAATGATAATAAAGGTAAATCAAGAGAATATGCATCTAAGAGAGAAGAGTATTATTATTTAAAATGTAAATCTCTTTACATTTTGTCTGATTATGCCGGGTGCATAAAAGAATGTGATGAAGCGTTGCAAAATATAGCTACTTTTCATTTTGATTATAATATTTGGATAAGAAGATTTAAAGCTTTAAGTACTGCAGAATTAGGAGATAAATTAAAAGCTATAAAAATTTTAAAAAGCATTTTACATGATAAAGAACATTGGATAATATATTTCAATATTTTTGAAATGTATGTGTCACTAAAAATGTATGATAATGGATTAGTATACGCTTATAAAGCTGCATTAATGGATGGTGATAAAGATGTAAAAGTAGTACTATTTGAAAAAATTGGTGATGTATTATTACAACAAGAAAATAAAGATATTGCATTAAGACATTATATTTTGTCTAAGGAAATCAGGATGAAAAAAAATTGGAACATAGGTAATAACTTAATGAGAGTTATAGATTCATTGAAGGTAACTACAAATGTTAATAATTTGAGCTATAGTCATTTGCGTGATTATTGGATTAAAGAAACTATTAAATCTAAAAAAAGAGAAAGTGGCACCATAGTAAAAGTTATTGCTAATGGAAAAAGCGGATTTATTAAAAACGAGAGGAATAGCTACTTTTTTAAAAAAGTATCTATTTTGAACAACAATAAAAATTTTTATGAGGGATTGAGAGTGACGTTTTCAATAGTTGATTCATTCGATAATAAAAAAGGAATCAAGAGCAAAGAAGCTATAGATATTATTTTAGGAGTTGAATAGTAAGGTTATGGGAAAGAATAAATATTATGCAGTAAAAAAAGGATTTAACACTGGTATTTTTAATACATGGGAAGAATGTGAAGTTAATATTAAAGGGTTTAAAAATGCTGAGTATAAATCGTTTACAAGTATGGAAGAAGCAAAATTTTATTTAGAAAATATAGATATACTAAACTTACATAAAAAAAATAGCATTAGAGAATGATGGACTTATTGCATACATAGATGGAAGTTATAATGAAGTTATACAACGATATTCATTTGGCTGTGTTATTATAAACAAAGATGGAATTGTATGTGAGCCTATAGGTTTTGGAGACGACTTAAATGCGTTAACATTAAGAAATGTGGCAGGAGAGTTACAAGGAGCTATGGTATCAGTTAAATGGGCATATGAAAATGGATATAAGAATATAATCATTAGGCATGATTATGAAGGGATTAGCAAATGGTTCAATGGTGAGTGGAAAGCTAAGAATACTATTGTGAAAATATATTGTGAGTTTATGAATGAATATAAAGGAAAAATTAATATTTCATTTGAAAAAGTAGATGCTCATAGTGGTGATAAGTACAATGAAAAAGCTGATAGGTTAGCAAAATCAGCTCTAAAAGAGGGTAGTAATATTTCTAAGGGGGACTATTGGGTAAAAATTGAAGGTATAAAATTACAAGATTTTGACATAATATTAGATGTTATAAAAAAAGAAGAAAATATTGATGTTAAAAGTGAAGAGCAGGCTTACGGTAAAATATATAGAATACATGGAGAAAATAAGGAAAAGTTAGTTATAAAACATTTTAGTGAAAAAGAAAATTTGTTTATTCAAGGCAAACCAGAAAAATTATTTACGAAAATTCTTACATATATAACAGAGGTTGTAGATACTGAACAAATACCTAAAATATTTAATGAATATTGTAAACTTCAGGTAGAAAAAAATAATCTGGATAATATGTTTATGAATTATATTCCCCATGCAATTAATAAATTACCAGATAGGGTAAAGAAAGTTTTATACCAATCTGTTTATAATTTAAATATATTTGGGGAAATGACTGATTATACATTTTTAGTATTCCCAGCATTAAGGGGATTAGAAGGAATATTAAAATGCATTTTATCAAAACATAAAATACCATACTCTAATAGCTTTGATATGTTTGAACAAAAAAATAATAATACATATAAACTTTGTGATATTTATGAGTCAAATATAGGCTCTCCTAAAAAAATAAAAGCTGTAAATAAACTATATAATCACTTTTTCCATAATCGACATCCCTTATTTCATTGGAATGATCCGTGTGATATTATAGATGATACTAGAATTATTACTAGCACAGATGCGGCTCACAAACTTATAAAAGACACTTTACAATATATAGATGAATATTATAAAATAGAATAA